ATCGGCGAGTCAGGGATGGCTAGCACGTTCTCCTCGAGCCACTCGACCACGTCGCCGGAGTCGGACGGCTTGAGCACGTCACGGCCTACGCGGAGAAGGTCGGTCTTATTCATACAGGCCTGCCTCCTTAAGCAGACGATACAGCTCGTCGGACAACTCCGACCATTTCCTCGGCTTGCGCTTGAACGGACGCGACGGCTTCGGCATCGGCTTGCGCCTGGGCTTGGGCTTACGCTTCTTCATCGTTCGCGGAGAGGTCGGCCTTCGTCTTGCGTACCCAAGTCTCTAGCGCCTTCACGGCCTTGGCCGGGTTCTCAGGGTTACACCCTTCGGCCACGTCGAGGGCCAGCTTGTCGAGGCGGTTGACGACTTCGCCCATCAGTTGACGCATGGCCTCCGTCGCTTCCTTTGCGGCGATGTAGTCCTTAGCCAGGATGAGACGACGCTCCTGCTCCTCCTCGAGGGCGACGAGGGTCTTGAGGCTCTGGTTGTATGCGGTTTGATACTTCCCTTGATTGGGGTCTCCGCCCTCCATCGACGCAAGCCACACGCCGCGGGCCCGACCGACGAGCGCCCGGTGTTCGCTGATCGTGTCGGCCAGCGTCCCGTCGTCGAGCTGCGCCGGCGCCGCCTTCGGGGCCTTCGCCTTGCGCTGCTCTTCGCGTTGAGCCCGCCATGCCAGGGCGGCTTCGATGCTGTCAGTGGGAAGGCCTTCGCGTTTGAGCACGCTCACGCGCTGCGGCGTGATGTTCAAGGCTGTGCCGATCTCGAGGTTGCTGAGTTTACGCGTCATGGCCGAGTGCTGGAGTTCCCCCGTTTGCTGTTTTGGTCAAAACCCTCTTTTGCCCTCATAAAAAAGGAGGGCAGGTGTCGTCCAACGCGGCAAACGGTCATATATAAAAGATTCCTTAGGGGGTGTTTATGCACGCTTAACCGCTTTAATGATTTTATATGAATCCATACGATTGGATTGATTTTTGTGATTACTTTTGGTCATCCGCTTAACGATTATTCAGTCATATCTAAATGACTTTTATGACGGTCAAACGTCACGCGCATCTTATCTCGCTTGGAGTTGCAATGAGGGAACAGGCCGTGGGCATCGGAGTTGACGGCCAACTGGATTGCCCGGGCCCGCTTGCGCATGGCCTCATGGCTCTTGCCATACATGCGTGCGATCATACGCGAGGACAGACAGCCGGGAAGACTGAGCGCCCACCTGATCAGCTCGACGTGCCGGCGGAAGTAGAAGTTATCCGACATGGCCAGGGCATCGATGAAGGCCTTGAGCATGACGGCCACGAGATCGCGGGAGATGAATGCGTCGACCTCGACGTGCTCATCCGTGCCGGTGTTCATCCAGGCGGTATGTTCGTCCTTCACCTTGAAGACGTGCCGAGACTGTACCATCTCGCGGTAAGGCAGCACGCCGGAGTTGCGCATCTTCTCCTGCACCTTCTTCGGCTGAGAGAAGAACCAGGCGTCGAAAGAACGCGCCTCTTCCGCCGGAGCGGTCAGGTCATTCAGTCGGGCCTTGGTCATTCATCTCGGACGGTGCAGAAGGTTTTGACGGGGGCAATGTGCAAAGGTTGTGCCAGGTGTTGTCCTTAGCCGTGTATCCGATGAGCCCTAACAGGCGAAGGCGTCTGACCAGGGAGTCTCGGCGCTTGCGTCGCTTCTTGCCCTTACGGGTGTAAGGGATGTCGAGGAGGAGGGCGTCGAGCTGCGGAGGGGTCAGGGTGGCCGGCCATGTGCGGACGGTTTCGAGGAGGTAGGTGTTAGCCCCTGCCCTGATCTCGGTGGCCTTGGCCGTGGCGCAGGCCTGGGTGGCGAGCATGAGGTCGCGTTTGTTCTTCCAGAGCCAGCGACGACGGGCGGTCAGTTCGCGGCGGATGCGTAGGAGGTTCAGTTGAGCCGGGGAGAGAGGGCGACGTGGGCTCATCTCGGGTAGGTGCGGCTTAATTTATTTAATACGCCCCCGTGCGCCAGCAGAGGGGGTAGCGTTATTAAATACTCCCCCTGTGGGAGACGGAGTTGCATACCCTAGCGACGAGGTCATGATTAAGGGAAGGAAGGGGGTCTTTAGGGGTGCAGGGGTGTCCTGCCCCTTAGACGTAGTTCGGACGCCCTGTAGGGGCCTTGGCGGGGCTGGAATGGCCCTTCGGCGGGCTGGCCTCGGAGGAGGTGGTCGGGGCGTGTTCCCAGCGAAGGACGCCTTCCTCTTGCGAATGTTGTAGGTAGATGAAGCCCGATCGCGAGCGCTCGCCGGCAATGTCGGTCAGGCCGCAACGGGAGGCGCGCTTGGAGAAGCCGAACTTGTACCGGGCAGGCTCGCCCTTCGTGCGGTAAAGGAAGCCCGCGTCACGGGCGAAGTTCGTCCATTCGGCGGAACCGGCGCCGAGGTAGGCAAGTTGGGAGGGGGTCATGCTGTCCAGGTCGTCGGCCGACTTCGGCTTCGTGGTGTGGTGCATGTAGATCATGGCGGCCTTCGTGCGCTTGAGGACAGGGTCGACTTGCGTGCGCAGCCAGTCGGTGGTCAGGGACTGGTCTGCAATGTCGAAGCCCGCGTATGCCAGGAGAGGGTCGACCCAGACGACTTCGGCGCCGTGCTTCAGGATCAGGCTCTCGAGGAAGGCCGGGAAGGCCGTGCCCATGTGCTTAGTGTCGCGGACGATGGCGATGTTCTCCTTGAGCCGTAGCTTCTCGGTCTGGGTCATCTTGCATGTGGCGCCCTGCCATGCTTCCGCGATGTCGCCTCCGTCGTTCTCGGCCTGTAGGATGAGAGTCCGCAGGGGACGCACGGGGGCTAGGCCGAAGACGGACTGGCCCAGGGCCCACGACGTGGCGATCTGCATCATCAGGGACGACTTGCCCGTGCCGGAGAAGCCGACGATGCTGACCGCGTAGCCTTCGCATAGCCAGCGGCGGGCCTTGCCGACGAGCACCGTCTTATCCTCGAGAGGGTCGAAGTTGTCGAGGGCGTCGAGGTCGAACCATTCGCCGGTGTCCTTCTCGCGCTTGGCGGCCTTGCGCTGTTCGGCCAGTCGGGCATAGTGGTCGAGCAGGACATCGGGGTCGGTGGCGTTCGCGGCGGCGTCTGCGGCCTGACGGAGCAAGGCGGCGCTCGCGATCAGGTCGGCGTGCTCGGGTCGATACTCAGACAGGCCAGCGTCAGAGGAGATTAGCGAGACTGTGCCGGCCTCGACCGGCGACTTCATCTCGCGCAGCTTCTGGGTGACGGTCAGTTCGTCGGCCCGGATGCCGTCGACTGCCAGGGACAGGATGGCCCCGACGATGTCGGCATGCGTAGGGTCGAAGAAGTCGGAGGCCTTGAGGTCAGGCGGGAAGGGGAGGGCGTCTCGCAGGATAACGCCGATAAGGTGGCGTTCCGCGGCGACGTTGTTCGGCGGGATCATAGAAGAGAGGGTGGAGGTTTGGGGGCGTGGATGCCCTGCGTCAAATGTTTTAACCGCAGATGCGGTCGAGGTCGGTCTTGCGGTAGAAGGCGTTGCGGTGGATGCCCGAGATGCCGCGGGCCGTCTTGAAGAACTTGGGCTTCAGTCCTGCCCGGGCGATTCGGCAGCGCATGGCCACGTCGGAAACCTTTAGGGTCATGGCGTAGTCGACGATGCGCACATAGCCCTTCGGGACTTTCTCCGACTGAAGGGTGAACAGGCCGTCGGCTGCGGCCTTGATGGACTTGAAGGGCGGCTTCGGTCGGTAGACGTAAGCCTTATGACATTGCCCGGTGTTCGCCTTGAACTGATGGGGCTGGCGGTCGAGGACGCCGCGTCGGTAAAGGTCGAGGGCTCGGCTCGATGCGTTGCGCGTGTAGGCAAGGTTCAGCTCTTCGCGGATCTGCTCGACGGTCAGCCAGCCATTCGGGACTGGGATGACGTCTTCCTGGCGTAAGGCCTCGATGAGTCGGGCGGGGTCGAAGCGTCTCATTTGCTCTTCGGGGTGAAAACCTTGAGGTCGGTCGTCCAGACCCAGCGAGAGCCGACGCGGTGGACTAGCCAGACCTTCCAGTCCTTGCCGTCGACCCAGCCAGCTGCGAAGCCTGAGCCCCAGCGGGAGGTGGCGAGTCGGTGAGACGCGTAGGCCATGGCGTCCTTCTGGCAGAGACAGCCGGCGGAGAAAGCGGCCCCGCCTTCGGCCTTGGTCAGGTTGACCTGGGTGAGGGTGTGCGTGTGTCCGTGGATCAGCGCGCCGCCTCGGTCGGCGTAGTGCTTGCCCTGCTCTGCGGTGGCGTTGAGGCCGTGGGCGTAGCCGTGGATGAAGGCGACCTGCCCGAGGCGATAGACACCCTTCTCGGCGTGGTAGGGCAGGATGGTCTTGGCCCCGCAGCTCTTCGCGGCGGTCTTGATGCGGGCCTCTAGGTCGGCGCAGTAGTCGCGTACCAGGGCGGAGCCCGAGGTATGCTGAAGGGCTTGGGCCCGGTGCTCGTGGTTGCCCATCAGGTACACCGTAGGCTTGGTGCGCTCGAGGAAGTGTTCACCGGCCTCGATGTCCGAGATGAGGGACTCAGCGCCTTCGGCATCCTGCCCGGCCCCACGGCGGAGCGATCGGAAGTCAAAGCAGTCGCCTAGGTGGACGCGGACGGTCGGTTTGTAGTCTTTGATGAACTCGACGAGGGCCTCGACGGCGTTCTCGTCGGCCATGTCGCCGTGGTTGTCGCCGAAGGCTACGAAGCGGGTCGGGGTGCTCATTTGGTGGAATGCTTAGGCAGGTAAATCCAATGGGTAAAGCCGTCGTATTTGGCCATCAAAGGAAAGCCATATTGGTCATTAAAACCAAGTTGCCCGGCGACATCTACTACGGTCGCGAGATCTGTAATTCCGTCTTCGTTTGCGAGTATGACGCGGTCATTCTTGTTCAATACATCCCAAGTTGCCGTCTCAATCGGTTGCCAGATACTCATTTGGTAGAGACGTAAGGGATGGGTTGTCCGGCGTCGTAGGCCGCGAGCATCTCGTCACGGTGACGGCGGGCGGTGTCGAGGTCTTTTCCTAGGTTGTGGATGATGTCCGTCTTGCGCCGACGGATGCGAAGCCACCAGCAGGAGCCGAGCTTCTGTAGGTGGTGGTTTGGGTTCTCCGTCTTGATGTAGGCGGGCTTGTCGTTGCGCCCGGTGCGGGTATACTTCGGGCACTCGGCGAGGAACTCAAGGCGCTCGCGGGAGATGCCGATGCGCTTGCCCCATGCGATGGTCTCAGGGTCTAAAGTCGCCACGTCTTCGCGATATAGCGACCCTCCTGCATTATGGTATTCCGGGTGTTAGGAGCGAAGGTCAGCTCCAGGTCGAAGGAATGGCGCTCGCGGATCTCGGCGATGCTGTCGAGCTCTTCGGAGTTGGCGGGGCCGATGCCGGCGGTGGAGACGTAGATGGTTCGAACCTTCCAGCCTAGGTCGATAAGCACGTCCTGGCACACTTCGACTTCGTTAGCATACCTAAGGTCACTGCATACGACCGTCTCGGGGGCCAGTTGGTCGGGCGTCATCTGGATCGGGCAGAAGTTAGCCAGGTTCTTGGCGAAGATGTCGACGTCGATTGACCGGGCGAGTCGGCCAGCGGCGACGAGGAAGTCGCGGTTCTGCACCTTGAAGGCCTCGTTATGAAAGTCCCCGGGGAGGTTCAGCGACATCAGGAAATCATTCCCAGCGTCCTTGAGGTAGTCGGCGAAGTTCTGCTTACGCGACGGGCGGGTCGACCATTCCAGGATGCCCGAAGCGAGAGTGTCCTTCCCGGCCCTTGCGAAGCCGGCGATCAGGACGAGGGTCGGCGCGGCCATGGTGCTCATTTGGCTGCGGGAGCCGTGCGCAGGGCTTTTGCGATACGTGATGCGATGCGGGTCTGTCGGCCGGAGATGCCGAGGCGACGACGCACGCGGCGAAGGCTAAGGTCGGGCGCCTTGATAAGCGCTTCGACCAGAGCCTGCCGGATCTTGACGAGGTTGTGCATCAGAAGGGCGGGTTCTCGGGCAGGGGCTCGGAGACGACCGGCTTCTGGCCTCCCTTGGGGAACGTAAGCTTGTACTTGTACTGCGGCTTGCCGTTATACTCGCCGGAGGCCGTGGCCTCTACGCCGACGAGACAGGTCTTGCCGAAGGCCGGTTCGCAGTAGGTCATGAACTCGGCGGGGGTCGCGTCAAGGCGCAGCTCTTCGGTGTACTTGCCGGAAAACTTGCCGACGAGCATGGCCAGGGGCTTGGCCCACTTGGAGGAGTAGGACTTCGACAGGCAGTTGCCCTGGTCGTCGAGGAAGAAGAGGCGACAGGAGACCGTGCCGTCTTCCCATGCCTTGACCTTGTCAAAGGCGGGCTTGATCAGTTTGAGTTTATAGGTTCCCGCGGTCTCGATAGACTTCAGCGGGGGGCGGTCGTTTTTGGGTTCCATGTTAGGCGAAGTTGATAGGGGTAGCGGTGGAGGTGGTCTTGATGTCGATGACCTGGATGTCGTCCGGGTAGGCGGGCCAGACGCCGGAGGCCGTGCAGTCGCGGTACAGGGTCAGCGCCTTCTCGAAGTCCGCGATCGCCCAGGACATGAGCTCAGGGCCGACTTCACAGACAGCGGTGGCGAAGGGCGGCTCCTTCTCGACGAACAGGAAGCGGAAGCCGAGAGGGCGGTGGCCGGTGGCCAGTTCGTATACGAGACGATACCAGTAGGCCTGGAGGTTGTAGCGGTAATTGCGGATGCTCTTAAGCATGCCGGCGGGGGAAGCGTCGTCGGTGGTCTTGATGTCCCAGATGTAGTCGCCGCAGACGCCGTCGAGCGCAGCCTTCAGCGGGATGCCGTTATAGTCGACATGGTACATGGCCTCGGTCAGGCCGAAAGCGACCTTGTGATGCTTCAGCGCCATCTTCGCGTGAGAGGCGACGAGGTGTCCTAGGGCGGACTCTTCCGCGTCGAGGATGGTCTTGCCGACGTTGGCCGTGGCGAAGGCGGCCCACTGTTCCTTCCCGTCCTTAGTCCGGCGATCCACATCCGGGGCGGTCGCGTAAAGGTCGTTAAGGGTGTGCGGCTCCAGGATGGCCGAGTGCACGAACGTCCCAAAGCGGAGGGCCTTGGTCTCTTCGTGAGGCGTGTTCATGTACGCCTGGTAATGAGCCGGGCTGACGAGCAGCTTCTTGGCGGCGGACTGGTTCAGCGCCGGGAAGGCGCGGTATTCTTTTCGGTCGGGGATCTGTGGCATGGGTTTGTTTTGGTGGGAAAGGTCAGAGGGCTTCGTCGTCTTCGTTCGGGTTGTGCTCTTCGACGTGCGCCGAAAGGAGGTTGCACAGGTCGAGGGCGTTGTCGGCGGCGAGGGCCACGCGGTCGAGCTGGTTGCGTAGGACGCGCTCGTGGGCGATGACGGCCTTGATGCGATCATACACGGGCTTGATGTGGTAGGCCTCTTCGATGTTCTCCGCGTCGAGCCTTTCAAGTTCGGCTGCGGCCGCATCGATGGCGGTCTGGAGATTGTGGAGGTCGTCGGAGTAGACGCGTCCGACGTCTTCGGGGGTCGGACGGAGGGCGGCGACTTCGCCGGCTAACTGAGTGAGGACGTTCCTCAGGTATTCGCGGTTTGTCATTTGGTAAAGGTAAGTTCTTTGACCTCCCCGGTCGGAGCGAGCGTAAAGAATCGGACGTTAGAGCGGGACAGGGAAGGGTAGGTCTTGCGCTTCCAGGCGTTGAGGTCGGTCATGAAGTCGGCCGACTTCCGGGCGGTCATCTCGACGTAGGGGTAGCCGTCCAAGAGGAGGAGGAGGGCGAACTGGCGGGGCACGGTCTTCGCGATCGTGGCGATGCCCTTCGGAACATCAGCCATGGCTGCGGGCCTCCTGCCATTCCTCGATTGCCTTCATCAGTTGGTCGGCGTCGATAGTCTGGGCGTGGCGGACGCAGTACCAGAGCTGGTCGCCGGCTTCGCGCATGGACTCCAGGCGCTCTTCCAGCTGCCGGATGCGGGCGTTGGCGGCCATCAGTTCATTCTGGGCGTGGGCGTGGGCGATGGCGTTATTCAGGAAGGCCATCGGGTCGAGGGGGTTATTCGGGTTCAGGTCGCTCATCGGGTCAGGGGGCGGGAGGTGGCAGGGGTGACGGAGGAAATGGCCGCAGAACGGATGCCAGAGGCCAAGGAGCCATCGTCGTCGAGGTCGACCGAGATGCCGCAGGCGGTCTGGATGGACTGCCGGCGGATGTAGGTGATAGCGCCGCCGATCTGCTGGGCGGTCAGGCCTTCGGCTTTAACCAGGAGCGTGCCGAAGTCGAAGCGCTCGCCGGACGCGTGGAGGAAGGCGGTCGATACGCCGACCTTGCCGTCCTGGCTGACGAGCGTCTGGATCAGGGCGAGGTCGTGGTCGAGAAGGACGGGCTTCACGGCGTCGAGCAGCGCGTCGAGGGACACGTACTTGGCGGTGAAATTGGCCTTCACGATCTTGTTGGCCTTCACGTTGTCGAGGGCCGCGAGGGCGGCGACGAGTGAGGCGGTTGCGGTGGGCGGGGTCTTGGGCGTGGTGCTCATGGGAAGAGGTTACTTGTTGCCGACGGTGGCCGGGTCAGCGCCTTCGATGATGGCCTTGATGGCGTCGAGCGTGAACTGGCGGGTGCGGCCGTCGATACGGAGGTTGTAGTTGTCGCCGGAGGGCCGGACGGTGGGCGTCAGGAGGCGAGCGACCTTGTTATCCGGGAGCAGGATGTACTGCGTGCCAGGGATGAGGCGGACTTCGGTCGTCGGTTTAAGGGTGTTCTTTTTCATAATGGGAAAGGTTACAAATGGGAGGGTTTGGTCGAGTTATGTAAACTCAATTGATGACGCCGCGGATGGCGGAGTCGTAGATCAGGAGGGCGTCGGCGTTCCAGTCGTATACGTCCAGCTGGGGGAAGAGCTCAGTGGCCCGGGCCTTCAAGTGTCGCTTCCAGCCGGAGCCGTGGTCGGACTTCTTGCCGACGGGATGCGTCTTCTGCCATGCCTTCGGGTCGATACGGCGGACTTGCCATCCCATGGCCACGGATGCGCCGTAGATGACGCCGACGTTAAACTGTAGTTTAGCGATGGATGCGCCGGGGATCTTCGGGCCGTAGCCGGCGACGCTCGGGGTCTCCAGGTACAGGGCGACCGACTTCGCTTTGCAGGAGAGGTCGGCCATCAGCCCGCAGATTTCGACGTCCGTGGCGGGCATCTTATGCGTCTCGGTCGTGATACCGTCGACCGACCACACGAATGCACCGTTGGCGCCGGGATCCACCGCTATGACCATGTGAGGCATGCCGAAACTTTCAACGGGTCAAAACCTTTTGCGAGCGGAATAAATTAGCCACGCGGAAGGCGTAGTCGTTTGCCCGGAAATCTCGGCTGCGGGCGTTCGTCCAGCCGACATTCCAGACAAGTGCGAGTTGTTCGGGGGTCGGGTCGGTCATGCCGATGCGGTGGAAGTTCGCCCTGATCCAGCGAAGGTGGGAGGCCGCAATCATGTCCTGGGCGGTTGCGTCGCGCCACTTCGACCAGGGGAAGGCGTAATGGCCCTCGGCCTTCAGGCGTGCTGACGCGTCGTCCCATGCCTCCTTGCCTACCTGATACATCCCGCGTTCACCGGCCTTGCCGATGGCCTTGCGGTTGTGCCCGGACTCGACTTGGGCGACGGCGGAGAGGAAGGCCGCGTCCGACTTAGCTTGGGCGGAGAGGCCGAGGAGCAGCAGGGCGACGACGGAGAAGCGCTGGTTTAGGGTCATAGTAGCTTCTTTAGTTCGGAGTATGTAGGCTGAGGAAAGCGGCTGTTCTTAACGTATTCTCTGTGAGACTTCTTCCGTTCTGCTTCTGACAGTTTGCGCACGATCGTCAGCGTGACCTTCTCAAATTGAGGAAGGCCTACCGAGTCATAGGACAAGGTCGATTCTTGGGTCATGACAGCCCAAGCCTTACGTTTGTATCTGACGCTCATACGCTCGGCTTGCCCTCCTTGGCGGCGTTCCACTCACGGAGGACAGGGACAGTCTTCATAAGGGTCTTGGCAGTCTCTCCTGCCTCAATCTCGATGCGTTCAGCGTAGTCCAAGGCAACAGCATCCCCTGCCTTGCGGAGCCGCTCGACCTCGGCCTTGAGGCGGGCGTTCTCGGCGCTTAAATCCACTAGGTGCTTGAGTTTGTTCCAGTCACCGGATGATTCGTTCATCGTCGGTTTGCTCATACGCGTCGAGGGGTGACGGAGCCGGAGACGGTGAAGCCGTCGGGCAGGGTGTAGGAGTAGGTCAGGCCGACCCAGCCGCCGGCGGCCACGAACGGTTCAAGGTAGATGGCTTGAGCGCCGTCTTCCGACAGGGCTTCA